AGCTACCCCTTTGACAAGGAACCAGCAGCTATGGATGAGGTGGAGAGACAACAGTTTAAGAACTGGTCAAAGAAACGTAACGAGATATACACGTTCAACAATCGAACAGTAAGCAAGCGCATCCAAGTTGAGCGTACACTACAGATCGCTGAACAGTACACCAAGTACGATGAGTTCTACTATGTGTGGCAGAATGACTTCAGGTCACGCAAGTATGCTAGCAGTACCTTCATGTCACCACAGTCAGCCGACTGGAGTAAGTCACTGTTGACCTTCAGGCATGGCAAGCCTATCAATGATTGGGATGACGCACGATGGCTGTGTATTCATGGTGCTAACCTGTTTGGTAACGACAAGGTAACACTAGATCAGCGTGAAAGCTGGGCGTGGGACATGGCTGATGAGGTCAAGCGTACTGCAGACAACCCATATGATAACCTGTGGTGGCTGGAAGCAGACAAGCCCTTCCAATTCTTGGGCTGGTGTCTTGAGTTCAGTGGTCTACTGAAGGAAGGATGGGGCTTTGTGTCGCACCTACCTACGTCTGCTGATGGTAGCTGTAATGGACTGCAACATCTGTCTGCTATCCTACGTGACGAGCGTGGAGGTAGAGCTACTAACCTGATACCATCTGACTTGCCTCAGGATATCTACACTGAGGTAGCAGTAGAAGCAATGAAGGCAGTACATAGGGACGCAGAGCAGGGCGAAATACTAGCGAAAAAATTTATAGAGTTTGGTATTGATCGTTCTCTAACTAAAAGACCAGTGATGATTGTGCCTTACAGTGGTACTATCCACGCCTGTCGTACCTACATTGACGAAGCAGTACGTGCTAGGATAGAGAAGGGTGAGCCTGATATCTTTGGTGATGATCTCTTTGCTGCTTCATCCTACTTGTCAAAGCACGTGTGGTCTGCTATCAATGGTGTCATCCAGTCAGCAAGGGAGGTGATGGACTACATCAAGGATGTTGGTGCAGTCTATGCTGAACACAACAAGCACATGGAGTGGATCACACCTACCAATTGGCTGGTCATGCAGAACTACAACGAGGTAGACAAGAAGCGTATCCTAACTCACATCAATGGTAGTACAGTGCAGCTTATCTTTAACAAGGACAGAGACAATGAGGTAAGCAAGAGACGTACTGCATCAGGTGCTAGCCCTAACTTCATCCACTCTATGGATGCTGCAGCTATGACTAAGACTATCAATACCTGCAAGCGACATGGGATTACTGACTTTGCTATGGTGCATGACAGCTATGGCACTCACAGTTCTGACATGCCTCGCCTGTCTGAAGTACTACGAGAAGAGTTTGTTCGGTTGTATACTGAACATGATGTGTTGACAGAGCTACGGAATCATGCTACTGTTACACTTGGAACAGATGACGTTCCACATCCACCAGCTAAAGGTAACTTAGAGCTACAGAAGATACTGAAATCACAGTACTTTTTTGCATAGTTCTAAACTGTACCTATAGCCAGACTAACGATCCATAATCATAGGAGATATTATATGGATACGATTACAATTGAAGGAACCACTGCTTGGTGTAACCCCTTCGAGCCTAACAAACAATTCGTTAAACCACATGGGGTGTACGATGTAGCCATCAACGTAGATGCTGAACGTGCTGCCAAGCTATGTGAATATCTTGATGACCTAGCTGAGAAGAAGCTGGCTCAATATATCAAGGAAGCTCCTGAGAATAAGCGCAAGCAACTTGAGAACTCCCTGTCCATAGCACCATCAGGCACACCATCAACAAACAAAGACGGTGTAGAAACTGGCGAGACTTTGTTCAAGGCAAAGCTTCAGGCTGTTGTTGAGAAGAAGGATGGTAGTTCATACACGCAGAAGCCTGTTGTGTTTGATGCCAAACTAAATCCAGTCACTAAGGCTGTGCAGATCAACCCTAAATCCACAGTAAAGATTGTCGTTGAGCCTTACCCATATGTAATGCTGAGTACAAAGACAGTTGGTGTATCACTACGCCTGTGGAAACTACAGATCATCAACCTTGCAGAAGGTAGGGATGACACTGATGGACTTGAGGTAGTTGAGGGTGGCTTTGTTGCCAGTGCTATAGCCAAAGATGACGAGCAAGAGTCTCGCTTTGAGGATGACTACTCAGCATCAGAAGATTCTGCCGATGACGAAAGGGACTTTTGAGGCGAGGGTCATCTCAGACCTAGATGAACGTGGCGTTCCATATGTATATGAGCCAGAGAAACTGGCCTACCATGTGGAGCGTCACTACATCCCTGACTTAGCAATCAATGGTATGATTGTAGAACTCAAGGGCTATCTCAGACAGGATAGCCAGCGTAAGATGAAGGCAGTCAAGGCACAGTATCCAGACTTGGATGTACGCTTTGTCTTTCAGAACGCTAGTGCTACCATACAGGGTGCTAAGAAAAGGAAGGATGGTACTAAGATGACTTGTGGTGAGTGGGCAGACCGACAAGGTTTTGTCTGGGCAGAAGGAACTATACCTAAGGAGTGGTTGTAATGGTTGATGTTAATGATAATGATAAAGAACTATATGTTAAGGAAGTATTAGAGGGATGGTCTAAAGAAGATTTAATCTTTCTTATTCTAGAGGACTGTTCTTCTGAACAGTTAGATGACTATTACTTGGAATTTAAGTTCTCTGATTTTGAAGAAGAACTAGATGTTGAAGTTGATACATTACCTGAATTAGAACAGATTAAACTGTTTGATAAATGGATGGAGCAACAGCATGAGTGTCATTGACGTAAAGGAAGAGTGGGTATCTGATGTAGATATGTATGCTGGCTTTGACGATGAGGGTCTAAGCGTATCAGTATACCTAGATCAGCATGAACTCACAGAGAACGTATCATACTATCAGATGGCTATGTCTATGCTGTCTGATGACATCAAGTATGACGATGAGTTAATCCTAGAGATTGCAAAGGGACTTGAGAACACTGCACGTACCTTGAGGAATGGGTTAGGTGGAAGAGACCAGTGAACTGATAGGACACGAAGGGTGTTCTAACTGTGGCAGTAGTGATGCTAATGCTTTCTATACTGATGGTCATCACTACTGTTTCTCTTGCAACACATACACTCCACCAGAAGGAGAGGACATGCAGAACGTGGTACGTATCACAGACTACAATGATACCTTCCTTAAGCCAGAGCCTATTGCTTTGAACAAGAGGAAGATTACTGAGAAGACTGCAAGACATTGGGGTTATGGAGTAGCTGACTATCATGGCAAGACTGTTCAAGTAGCCAGCTACTACAACAAGGATGGCGAGATTGTGGCACAGAAGCTACGCTTTGCTAACAAGGACTTCAGTGTACTAGGTAATCTCAAAGAGGCTGGCCTCTATGGTCAGCACCTATGCCGTGATGGTGGTAAGATGATCACTATTGTAGAGGGTGAGGTAGATGCACTATCACTTAGTCAAACTTTTGACAACAAGTATAGTGTAGTGAGTGTACCCAATGGTGCAGCAGGTGCTAAGAAAGCAGTAGCTAATGCCATTGAGTGGCTCTGTAAATACGACAGCATCATTCTTATGTTTGATCAGGATGATGTAGGTCAAGCAGCAGCACGTGAGTGTGCTAACATCCTGCCACCTAACAAGGCTAAGATCGCTACGCTTCCACTCAAGGATGCTAATGAGATGCTACAGGCAGGACGCAGTGAGGAACTTATCAATGCTGTCTGGTCTGCTAAGACATACAGACCTGATGGTATCGTAGCTGGTACTGAACTGTGGGATGTGGTCACATCTGTGGATGACAGAGAGGCAGTAGCCTATCCATACGCAGGACTACAAGAGAAGACAGGTGGCTGTCGTAAGGGTGAGATCGTAACCATTACTGCTGGTAGTGGTATCGGAAAGTCACAGCTAGCACGTGAGCTAGCACACAGTCTCATCAACAATGGACAGACCATTGGATACATTGCACTTGAAGAGAACATCAAGCGTACTGCATTAGGCCTGATGTCTATCGAACTGAACAGACCTCTTCATCTGCAGGGACTTAACATTAACGATGAGGAACTGAGAGATGCCTTTGATGCAACAGTTGGGTCTGGTAGAGTATATCTCTATGATCACTGGGGTAGCACTGATAGTGATAATCTGCTATCCAAGATACGCTATCTTGTCCGTGGTTGTGGCTGCGATTACATCGTACTTGATCACATTAGTATCGTTGTTAGTGGTCTAGAGGGTGGAGATGAGAGGCGTCTTATTGATAACACAATGACACGCTTGCGTACTCTGGTTGAGGAACTTAACTGTGGCCTCATCCTTATCTCACACCTCAAGCGTCCATCAGGTGACAGAGGACACGAGGATGGCGCACAGACTAGCATGGCACAGCTACGTGGTAGTGCTGCTATCGGTCAGCTAAGTGATATCGTTGTGGGTCTTGAGCGTAACCAACAGGACAAGGATAACCCACACATCTCACACATCAGGGTGCTAAAGAATAGATGGTCAGGCGAGACAGGGTTGTGTAACAGCCTAGAGTATGTTAAAGATACTGGCAGAATGGTTGAGGTATTCTTTGAAGAGGACGATGAAGACTTAGAATTTTAACTAGTGCGGAGACACAGTATGGAATACATATGGGACTTAGAAGCAGACAACTTACTCAAGGGTGTAACTCAGGTATGGTGTCATGTCTTCAGAAACGTAGAGACTGATGAGGTATACACCTTTGACCCAACACAGACGCAAGAAGCCTTACAGTTTATGACTGATAATGTAACAACATTAGTTGGACATAACGTCACTGACTATGACTTGCGTGTGATGAAGAAGCTTTATGATTATACCTACACTGGTAATATCGTAGACACGTTGGTATGTTCACGCACAATCTGGCCTCACCTAAAGGAACTAGACTTCAAGCTAAACAAGAAGGGAAACTTCCCTGCTAAGTTGATTGGTAGTCATAGCCTTAAGGCGTGGGGTCACAGACTAGGAGAACTAAAAGGTGACTTCAATAATGGTAGCGAAAGCTTTACAACATATACCCCTGACATGCTCACCTACTGCATACAGGACACGCAGGTTACCAAAGTACTCTACGACAGGATCAAGTCAAAGAGCTTCAGTCAAGATGCCCTTGACCTTGAACACAGAATACACACCCTGCTTGTACAACAAGAGGAGCGAGGCTTTGACTTTGATGTCAACGCTGCACAGAAATTGTATGCCACTCTTGCAGGACGTAGGAGTACGATTGAGCAGGAGTTGGTTGATACCTTTGAGCCTACTATTGTAGAGCTTAAGACTAAGACTAAGGTTATCCCCTTCAACCCTGCATCACGACAGCAGATTGCTGATCGACTGATGAGGCGAGGATGGGAGCCAGAGGTATTCACTGAGACTGGTGAGCCTAAGGTAGACGAGACAGTACTAGCTGGTATTGATATGCCAGAAGCCAAGCTACTCAATGAGTACCTACTCCTCAATAAGCGCATAGGCCAACTAGCTACAGGTAAACAAGCATGGCTTAAGCTTGAAGAGGAAGGTAAGATACATGGGCGTGTCAATCATATGGGTGCTGTCACCTCTCGTTGTACTCACTCTAACCCCAACACTGGTCAGATACCTAGCGTGGGTGCAGAGTATGGCAAGGAATGTAGATCACTCTTCATATCTCCGAAGGGCTACAGCCTACTTGGGGCTGATGCTTCTGGCTTGGAGTTACGTTGTCTTGCTCATTATATGGCTGCTTACGACAACGGAGCTTATGCTGACGTTGTTCTGAATGGTGATATCCATACTGCTAATCAAGAAGCTGCTGGTCTAGAGTCACGCAACCAAGCCAAGACATTCATCTATGGATTTCTATATGGCAGTGGTGATGAGAAGACAGGCAAGATCATTGGCAAGGGTGCGAAGGAAGGTAAGGCAATCAAGAAGAAGTTCTTGAAGAAACTACCAGCACTCAAGTATCTCAAGGATGCTGTTGCCAGTGCAGCAGATGAACGAGGGTGGGTCAAGGGATTGGATGGACGTATCATTCCTATCCGACACAGCCACGCTGCACTCAACACTTTGTTGCAAAGCTGTGGTGCAATCATCTGTAAGACTTGGTATGTATTCATTGCTGATGCTATCAAGAAGGCAGGACTAGACGCACACATCGTAGCGTTTGTTCACGATGAAGTACAAGTAGTAGTAAGGGAAGGGCAGGAAGATGAAACAGGGAGACTTATTCTTCAGTGTATGCGGGACGTTGAGCAACACTTTGGATTCAGATGTAGACTCGACAGTGAGTACAAGTACGGACGAAACTGGTCAGATACGCATTGATGGTGTCACCTGTAAAGTCTGTGAGACGATGCAACCTGTAG